CGCCTTCCTGCAACTCGAATTATTTAGAGTATATCCATTTATTATCTTTCTGCGCACTTTCCGGTGCGCAGATATCTGGAGCATTTGATGATCAAGTTATCTGAAAAAGGCGTGTTTCTCGCCAGTAATAACGAAATAATTGCCGAAGAACATTTCACCGGCGAAATTAAAAAAGAAGAAGCCAAAAAAGGCACTATTGCCTGGTCTATTCTCTCTTCTCATAATACGTCCGGAAATATGGATAAACTTAAAATTAAGTTTGATTCATTAGCCTCTCACGATATTACCTTTGTTGGTATTGTACAGACCGCTAAAGCGTCCGGTATGGAACGTTTCCCGCTGCCGTATGTGCTGACCAACTGCCATAACTCACTCTGCGCCGTCGGCGGCACCATTAACGGTGATGACCATGTTTTTGGTTTATCGGCGGCCCAGCGTTATGGCGGTATTTTTGTGCCACCGCATATTGCGGTCATCCATCAATATATGCGTGAAATGATGGCTGGCGGCGGCAAAATGATCCTCGGATCAGACAGCCACACCCGTTACGGCGCATTAGGGACAATGGCAGTCGGTGAGGGCGGCGGCGAGCTGGTAAAACAACTGCTTAATGACACCTGGGATATCGACTATCCGGGCGTGGTTGCGGTGCATCTGACCGGAAAACCTGCGCCGTATGTGGGGCCGCAGGATGTGGCGCTGGCTATCATCGGTGCCGTGTTCAAAAACGGTTACGTCAAAAACAAAGTGATGGAGTTCGTAGGTCCCGGTGTTGCAGCGCTCTCTACCGATTTCCGTAACAGCGTTGACGTGATGACCACTGAAACGACCTGTTTAAGTTCTGTCTGGCAAACCGATGAAGAAGTCCATAACTGGCTGGCGCTGCACGGTCGCGGCCAGGATTACTGCCAACTTAACCCTCAACCAATGGCGTACTACGATGGCTGCATCAGCGTTGATTTAAGCGCCATCAAACCAATGATTGCGCTGCCATTCCACCCGAGCAACGTGTATGAAATCGACACGCTGAACCAGAACCTGACCGACATTCTGCGTGAGATTGAAATTGAGTCCGAACGCGTGGCGCACGGTAAAGCCAAACTCTCGCTGCTGGATAAAGTGGAAAATGGTCGCCTGAAAGTGCAGCAGGGGATTATCGCGGGCTGTTCTGGCGGTAACTATGAAAACGTCATCGCGGCGGCGAATGCGCTGCGCGGTCAATCCTGCGGCAATGACACCTTCTCGTTAGCGGTTTACCCGTCATCACAGCCGGTGTTTATGGATCTCGCCAAAAAAGGTGTGGTCGCAGATTTGATTGGCGCAGGCGCAATCATCAGAACCGCGTTCTGCGGCCCATGCTTTGGCGCGGGCGATACGCCAATCAACAACGGTTTGAGTATTCGCCACACCACGCGTAACTTCCCGAACCGCGAAGGCTCTAAGCCAGCTAATGGGCAGATGTCAGCGGTGGCGTTGATGGACGCTCGTTCTATCGCTGCGACTGCGGCAAACGGTGGCTATTTAACCTCTGCCAGCGAACTCGATTGCTGGGACAACGTGCCGGAGTACGCCTTCGATGTAACGCCGTATAAAAATCGCGTCTATCAAGGCTTTGTGAAAGGGGCGACCCAGCAACCGCTGATTTACGGACCGAACATTAAAGACTGGCCGGAATTGGGTGCGCTGACTGACAATATCGTCCTCAAAGTGTGCTCGAAGATCCTCGACGAAGTGACCACCACCGACGAACTGATTCCTTCCGGTGAAACCTCTTCTTATCGTTCAAATCCGATTGGTCTGGCGGAGTTTACCCTGTCACGCCGCGATCCAGGTTATGTTGGCAGAAGTAAAGCGACTGCTGAGCTGGAAAATCAGCGTCTGGCGGGGAATGTCAGCGAGATGGCAGAGGTGTTTGCGCGCATTAAGCAGATTGCTGGTCAGGAACATGTTGATCCGCTGCAAACTGAAATTGGCAGCATGGTCTATGCGGTGAAACCAGGCGATGGTTCTGCGCGTGAACAGGCGGCGAGTTGTCAGCGTGTGATTGGCGGTCTGGCGAATATTGCCGAGGAGTACGCGACTAAACGCTATCGTTCTAACGTCATCAACTGGGGGATGTTACCGCTGCAGATGGCGGAAGCGCCAACCTTTGAAGTGGGGGATTACATTTACATCCCTGGCATTAAAGCGGCGCTGGATAATCCTGGAACGACGTTTAAAGGTTATGTGATCCATGAAGATGCACCGGTAACGGAAATCACGCTCTATATGGAAAGTCTGACTGCCGAAGAACGCGAGATTATCAAGGCGGGTAGTTTGATTAACTTCAATAAAAACCGTCAGATGTAAAAAGCGCCATGTGAATGTAGGTCGCATCCGGCACTTATTGTCGGATGCGATGCTGGCGCATCTTATCCGACCGACAAATCGTATCGAACTGTAGGCCGGATAAGGCGTTTACGCCGCATCCGGCACATAGTTAACAGCTCCTACTTCTTCGCCTCTGCAACCACTTTGCTACCCACGCCGCGGTTATTGTATTCCCACATGCGGTTGTAGTTAGTGTCATTCAGATTGCGTTGTACTTCGTCGTTATCATCAACGCTGCCGGTGTTACCCGCAAACGGGCGATTAGAGATCACCGCATCAGCCCACGGTTTGGCTGTGTTAAAACCTTCGTTGATGGCGCTATCACGGATCACTACCTGACCGTTGGTATTGGCATCAACATCCAGCGAGCGGCCCAGTTGCGCCACGCCATCACCGGAAGCATTGAAACGGCTGTTTACGGCGAGGAAACCGTAGTAAATGTTGGACAGCGTAGCCGGTGCAAACACATACGCTTCTTGCTGGGTACGGGAGTTCACCACGCGGAATTCGGTGTTATCGAACACCACTGCGCCGCGACCAGAAACGATATCCACATCCCCTTCAATATAGCTGTTGGTCACCAGCGTACGCGGCTGGCGATTCGTTTCCAGACGGTTCTGCACACCGCTGTTGGTGACAAAGAAGGTGTTCTGACGACCGAGAATGTTGACGTTATTGATCTGCACTTTGTCGCCATCAGTACGCAGTGCCACCGCCGGATGGTTACCCGCATCTACGCTATCGCCCAGCGTGTTTTCGATGGTCAGGTTTTGCAGTTGCAGGCCATTGTTTTGTGACCAGAAGACCGCAGAGCAGAGAACACCGATACTGTCGCTGCGTTTACTCTGGCAGCTATCGTACATATACCACGCCGGTTTACCTGGCATATATTTGCCGCGCGGGTTGACGTCGTGACGCCAGTCGGCAGGGCTCATGCCACCATCAAGGGAAAGCCCAATCTTCACATCAATCGGTTTTTCACCTGTACCGTACAGAGTAATTCCACCCGGAGCGGCAGGGACATACACCGTTCCCTGATACTCACCAGGCATCACGGCAATATACTGGCGCTTGTTGGTACGCTTGATAATTGCCGCATCTACCGCCGCCTGAATCGTGGTATGCGTTACACCTTGAGTACCCGCCGGGCCGACAACAAAGTCAGGTTGCGCAGGCAGGGTAATCGGGGAAGGATTCCACGCTGCCGCACCTGGTGTCAGGGATGCAAAATAGTGTTGAGCATCGAAATTCTGCGCTTCTTTTGCCGACAGAATCGGGCGAGAAGAGGTACCAGGCGCGGTTTGATCAGAAGGACGTTGATCGGGCGGTGTTGAGCTACAGGCGGTCAGCGTCACGCCAAAAGCCAATGCCAGCGCCAGACGGGAAACTGAAAATGTGTTCACAGGTTGCTCCGGGCTATGAAATAGAAAAATGAATCCGTTGAAGCCTGCTTTTTTATACTAAGTTGGCATTATAAAAAAGCATTGCTTATCAATTTGTTGCAACGAACAGGTCACTATCAGTCAAAATAAAATCATTATTTGATTTCAATTTTGTCCCACTCCCTGCCTCTGTCATCACGATACTGTGATGCCATGGTGTCCGACTTATGCCCGAGAAGATGTTGAGCAAACTTATCGCTTATCTGCTTCTCATAGAGTCTTGCAGACAAACTGCGCAACTCGTGAAAGGTAGGCGGATCCCCTTCGAAGGAAAGACCTGATGCTTTTCGTGCGCGCATAAAATACCTTGATACTGTGCCGGATGAAAGCGGTTCACGACGAGTAGATGCAATTATGGTTTCTCCGCCAAGAATCTCTTTGCATTTATCAAGTGTTTCCTTCATTGATATCCCGAGAGCATCAACATGCAATGTTGTTGGGATGGCAATTTTTACGCCTGTTTTGCTTTGCTCGACATAAAGATATCCATCTACGATATCAGACCACTTCATTTCGCATAAATCACCAACTCGTTGCCCGGTAACAACAGCCAGTTCCATTGCAAGTCTGAGCCAACATGGTGATGATTCTGCTGCTTGATAAATTTTCAGGTATTCGTCAGCCGTAAGTCTTGATCTCCTTACCTCTGATTTTGCTGCGCGAGTGGCAGCGACAGGGTTTGTTGTTATATGGCCTTCAGCTATTGCCTCTCGGAATGCATCGCTCAGTGTTGATCTGATTAACTTGGCTGACGCCGCCTTGCCCTCGTCTATGTATCCATTGAGCATTGCCGCAATTTCTTTTGTGGTGATGTCTTCAAGTGGAGCATCAGGCAGACCCCTCCTTATTGCTTTAATTTTGCTCATGTAATTTATGAGTGTCTTCTGCTTGATTCCTCTGCTGGCCAGGATTTTTTCGTAGCGATCAAGCCATGAATGTAACGTAACGGAATTATCACTGTTGATTCTCGCTGTCAGAGGCTTGTGTTTGTGTCCTGAAAATAACTCAATGTTGGCCTGTATGGCTTCAGTGATTGCGATTCGCCTGTCTCTGCCTAATCCAAACTCTTTACCCGTCCTTGGGTCCCTGTAGCAGTAATATCCATTGTTTCTTATATAAAGGTTAGGGGGTAAATCCCGGCGCTCATGACTTCGCCTTCTTCCCATTTCTGATCCTCTTCAAAAGGCTACCTGTTACTGGTCGATTTAAGTCAACCTTTACCGCTGATTCGTGGAACAGATACTCTCTTCCATCCTTAACCGGAGGAGGGAATATCCTGCACTCGCGTACCCATCGACGAACTGTTTCAAGGCTTCTTGGGCGTCGCTGGCGTGCGTTCCACTCCTGAAGTGTCAAGTACATCGCAAAGTCTCCGCAATTACACGCAAGAAAAAACCGCCATCAGGCGGCTTGGTGTTCTTTCAGTTCTTCAATTCGAATATTGGTTATGTCTGCATGTGCTATCTGCGCCCATATCATCCAGTGGTCGTAGCAGTCGTTGATGTTCTCCGCTTCGATAACTCTGTTGAATGGCTCTCCATTCCATTCTCCTGTGACTCGGAAGTGCATTTATCATCTCCATAAAACAAAACCCGCCGTAGCGAGTTCAGATAAAATAAATCCCCGCGAGTGCGAGGATTGTTATGTAATATTGGGTTTAATCATCTATATGTTTTGTACAGAGAGGGCAAGTATCGTTTCCACCGTACTCGTGATAATAATTTTGCACGGTATCAGTCATTTCTCGCACATTGCAGAATGGGGATTTGTCTTCATTAGACTTATAAACCTTCATGGAATATTTGTATGCCGACTTTATATCTATACCTTCATCTACATAAATACCTTCGTGATGTCTGCATGGAGACAAGACACCGGATCTGCACAACATTGATAACGCCCAATCTTTTTGCTCAGACTCTAACTCATTGATACTCATTTATAAACTCCTTGCAATGTATGTCGTTTCAGCTAAACGGTATCAGCAATGTTTATGTAAAGAAACAGTAAAATAATACTCAACCCGATGTTTGAGTACGGTCATCATCTGACACTACAGACTCTGGCATCGCTGTGAAGACGACGCGAAATTCAGCATTTTCACAAGCGTTATCTTTTACAAACCCGTATTCCTGCTCATATCACTCTCCTTTGATGCGAATGCCTGTTGCAATGCTGTTTATGATGCTGTCAGTGCATGGGGTAGAAAGCTGGGCATCTCCAGCAATTCTCATGATCTCAACATCTGCATATCGAATACCGAGGTGTATCAGACCGGCTATACCTGACTTAAGCCGAGCATTTTCCATAAACAGATCCTTTGCCCGCTGTTTTTCTGCCTCAAGCTCAACGCGCAACTTCCCTACCGTTAACGCAATCTCCTCGTTCTCCTGGTCGCGGCGTTTGATGTATTGCTGGTTTCTTTCCAGCTCATCCAGCAGCGCCAAGACGGTAGCGGGATTGGCTGCGGCGATGAATTCAGCATTGGCCTGCTGTTCCATTTGGAAATCTTCATCGAAACCGCTTTCTGGATGCGCTCCTTCAATTCTGCAAATAGGAATATATCCAGCAACTTCACGATGAATTAGCGCATCATCACCATCAAATCGGCTCTCTCCATATTCGAGCGACCACTCACCACACGTTGCTTTTTCTGCCTTGGCCCGCAGTGCCTGAGAGTTAATTTCGCTCACTTCGAACCTCTCTGTTTACTGATAAGCTCCAGATCTTCCTGGCAACTTGCACAAGTCCGACAACCCTGAACGGCCAGGCGTCTTCGCTCATCTATGGGATCGCCACACTCACAACAATGAGTGGCAGATATAGCCTGGTGGTTCAGGCGGCGCATTTTTATTGCTGTATTGCGCTGTAATTCTTCGATTTCTGATGCTGAATCAATGATGTCTGCCATCTTTCATTAATCCCTGAATTGTTGGTTAATACGCTTGAGGGTGAATGCGAATAATAAAAAAGGAGCCTGTAGCTCCCTGATGATTTTGCTTTTCATGTTCACCGTTCCTTAAAGACGCCGTTTAACATACCGATTGCCAGACTTAAGTGAGTCGGTGTGAATCCCATCAGCGTTACCGTTTCGCGGTGCTTCTTTAGTACGCTACGGCAAATGTCATTGACGTTTTTATCCGGAAACTGCTGTCTGGCTTTTTTGATTTCATAATTAGCCTGACGGGCAATGCTGCGAAGGGCGTTATTATGTTCTATTGTCATATTGGCCTCACACTTCGAATGCCAGTTGAGGGGTAAAGACGTCCCGTTCAGCGTTGTAATTAAGTGAACTGGCACTGTTGAATGATTCAATGCGTTCCACAAGAACTTGCGTACGGGTTTCTTTACTTGCGGGAGCATATGGCGAACCTACCCAGGATTTGTCGATGCCTATATTTCTTGCGACGTTCGTGCTGTCTGCAGACGAAAGCGGTACATGAGTAAAAATGTCTTTATTTAACATCCGTAACCCATGAATCTTGGTGATTGGGTAGCCGTACTGATCTACAACATGACGTATAAGATCGCGTAGTTTAGCCCGACACGCTCTCGGTCGTTTTGCATCGTATTCCCCCATCGAGCCGATGCAGACGCGGGGAAACTCATGGCACAGACGAATAAATCGCTCATCTGGTTCGTTCATGTGCCACACCGGAGCACCAATAAATTTACCGTGAGGCCATGCCGCAATCAGGGCGTCATTCTCTTCACTGGTTCCGCCGATAACATCCGGGATAACCGCGAATGAGAAACGAGGGTGATTGCCCCAGCGTTCAACAAATCTGTAATATTCATTCCAGTCTACGGCCTTGTTTTTTGTCCAGAATGTGAATGCACCATTATCAAGAGCAAATGATTGGGTGACTTCGGAAGCCAGATCAATCTGAGCTGGATTAGCAAAACTGATGAATGCGTGTCTGCCTTTCCAGGCTTTCAACGCACAGGTATCGGGAGTTATTGGACCACCGTGAAAATGAATCATACACTCTCCCGTTTATTATTTATCTCCTCAGCCAGCCGCTGTGCTTTCAGGGGATTTCTGATAACAGAAAGGCCGGGAAATACCCAGCCTCGCTTTGTAACGGAGTAGACGAAAGTGATCGCACCTACCCGGATATTATCGTGAGGATGCTTCATCGCCATTGCTCCCCAAATACAAAACCAATTTCAGCCAGTGCCTCGTCCATTTTTTCGATGAACTCCGGCACCAT